TGATTTTGCAAGCCATGAAAAAGCAGATGCTTTTTTAATAGCCCATGCGATGACACATGGATATACTATTATTACCCATGAGAAACCATCCGGTGGCAAACCTAAAAAAAGAATAATGATCCCGGATGCTGCTGCTTCTCACGGCGTTAAGACATTAACACTATATGAATTTCTTCCAAGATACGCTAGTCATAATTTTTCTTTGAAATAAAACGTCCCGGCCACCGTGCCGGGTTTTCTTTTGCCTCCCCTCATCACACACACCGTTCAAAAAACCACCACAACCCCGCTTCAGTTATCGCTATGCGATGCAAGTCACAAAATTAATTCTTTTTGCTATCAAATATTTAATATCAAAACACATCTAGCAATAGCAATAAGTATTGATATCATCAATAGCAATAGCTATTATCACCATGTCGCAACAACACAACGATACGGCAATCACCTGATTCACCGTTGCGATGACCGCTTAGATCCGCAGCTTGAATTTCAGCAGGCTCCGGGGAGTGCGAGGGGTGAAGCGGACGCGTGAACGTCGGTGTGACCAGCTGAAATCAACTCAACACTTCATACCTCAGTCGCTTCAACGAGGCGGCTTAGTTATTACAACCGGCGGCCATCCACCGCCTGAATACGCGCAGAAGTCTTTATATGTTCAGCAGCCCAGCTTACGGGCAGGAGTTTTTATGGTTCATCAACATTACGGAACGCAGACCGTTAATCGCGGTGCGGTCATGCCAGGAATGCTGGTCAAACACAAAGATGGTACCTGGACTGCATCAGCTAATTTACGCGGACGGCTTTATCTGCATCGCGGCATCGAGCGCACTTATACCCGTGACTTGCTCGTGGAAGTTTTTCTCGACGGACGCGGCAACGGCCTGAATCACTAACCCCCTTTCCTGTTTTCCTAATCAGCCTGGCATTTCGCGGGCGATATTTTCACAGCCATTTTCAGGAGTTCAGCCATGAACGCTTATTACATTCAGGATCGTCTTGAGGCTCAGAGCTGGGCGCGTCACTACCAGCAGATCGCCCGTGAAGAGAAAGAGGCAGAACTGGCAGACGACATGGAAAAAGGCCTGCCCCAGCACCTGTTTGAATCGCTATGCATCGATCATTTGCAACGCCACGGGGTCAGCAAAAAAGCCATTACCCGTGCGTTCGATGACGATGTTGAGTTTCAGGAGCGCATGGCAGAACACATCCGGTACATGGTTGAAACCATTGCTCACCACCAGGTTGATATTGATTCAGAGGTATAAAACGGATGAGTACAGCACTCGCAACGCTGGCTGGGAAGCTGGCTGAACGTGTCGGCATGGATTCTGTCGACCCACAGGAACTGATCACCACTCTTCGCCAGACGGCATTTAAAGGTGATGCCAGCGATGCGCAGTTCATCGCATTGTTGATCGTCGCCAACCAGTACGGCCTTAATCCGTGGACGAAAGAAATTTACGCCTTCCCTGATAAGCAGAACGGCATCGTTCCGGTGGTGGGCGTTGATGGCTGGTCCCGCATCATCAATGAAAACCAGCAGTTTGATGGCATGGACTTTGAGCAGGACAATGAATCATGTACGTGCCGGATTTACCGCAAAGACCGCAATCATCCGATCTGCGTTACCGAGTGGATGGATGAATGCCGCCGCGAACCATTCAAAACCCGCGAAGGCAGAGAAATCACCGGACCGTGGCAGTCGCATCCCAAACGGATGTTACGGCATAAAGCCATGATTCAGTGTGCCCGTCTGGCCTTCGGATTTGCTGGTATCTATGACAAGGATGAAGCCGAGCGCATTGTCGAAAATACCGCATACACTGCAGAACGTCATCCAGAACGCGACATCACTCCGGTTAACGATGAAACCATGCAGGAGATTAACACTCTGCTGATCGCCCTGGATAAAACATGGGATGACGACTTATTGCCGCTCTGTTCCCAGATATTTCGCCGCGACATTCGTGCATCGTCAGAACTGACACAGGACGAAGCAGTGAAAGCTCTTGGATTCCTGAAACAAAAAGCCACTGAACAGAAGGTGGCAGCATGACACCGGACATTATCCTGCAGCGTACCGGGATCGACGTGAGAGCTGTCGAACAGGGAGATGATGCGTGGCACAAATTACGACTCGGCGTCATCACGGCTTCAGAAGTTCACAATGTGATAGCAAAACCCCGCTCCGGAAAAAAGTGGCCTGACATGAAAATGTCCTACTTTCACACCCTGCTGGCTGAGATTTGCACCGGTGTGGCTCCGGAAGTTAACGCTAAGGCGCTGGCCTGGGGAAAACAGTACGAGAACGACGCCAGAGCCCTGTTTGAGTTTACTTCCGGCGTGAATGTTACTGAATCCCCGATAATCTATCGCGACGAAAGTATGCGCACCGCCTGCTCTCCCGATGGTTTATGCAGTGACGGCAATGGCCTTGAGCTGAAATGCCCGTTTACCTCCCGAGATTTCATGAAATTCCGGCTCGGTGGTTTCGAGGCCATAAAGTCGGCTTACATGGCCCAGGTGCAGTACAGCATGTGGGTGACGCGAAAAGATGCCTGGTACTTTGCCAACTATGACCCGCGTATGAAGCGTGAAGGCCTGCATTATGTCGTGATTGAGCGGAATGAAAAGTATATAGCGAGTTTTGACGAGATGGTGCCGGAGTTCATCGAAAAAATGGACGAGGCACTGGCTGAAATTGGTTTTGTATTTGGGGAGCAATGGCGATGAAACATCCTCACGATAATATCCGCGTAGGCACGATCACTTTCGTCTACTCCGTTAAGAAGCGAGGCTGGGTATTTCCCGGCCTTTCTGTTATCAGAAATCCACTGAAAGCACAGCGGCTGGCTGAGAAGATAAATAATAAACGGGAGACGGTATGCACAAAGCATCTCCTGTTGAGTTAAGAACGAGTATTGAGATGGCACATAGCCTTGCTCAAATTGGAGTCAGGTTTGTGCCAATACCAGTAGAAACAGACGAAGAATTTCATACGTTAGCCACATCCCTTTCACAAAAGCTGGAAATGATGGTGGCGAAAGCAGAAGCAGATGAGAGAGACCAGGTATGACAACCACTGAATGCATTTTTCTGGCAGCGGGCTTCATATTCTGTGTGCTTATGCTTGCCGACATGGGGCTTGTTCAATGACACCTCAGCAAGAAAACGCCCTTCGCAGCATTGCCCGTCAGGCTAATTCTGAAATCAAAAAAGCCAGACAGCAGTTTCCGGATAAAAACGTCGATGACATTTGCCGTAGCGTACTAAAGAAGCACCGCGAAACGGTAACGCTGATGGGATTCACACCGACTCATTTAAGCCTGGCGATCGGCATGTTGAACGGCGTCTTTAAGGAACGGTGAACATGAAAAGCAAAATCATCAGGGAGCTACAGGCTCCTTTTTTATTATTCGCATTCACCCTCAAGCGTATTAACCAACAATTCAGGGATTAATGAAAGATGGCAGACATAATTGATTCAGCATCAGAAATTGAAGAATTACAGCGCAACACAGCAATAAAAATGCGCCGCCTGAACCACCAGGCTATATCTGCCACTCATTGTTGTGAGTGTGGCGATCCGATAGATGAACGAAGACGACTGGCCGTTCAGGGTTGTCGGACTTGTGCCAGTTGCCAGCAAGATCTGGAGCTTATCAGTAAACAGAGAGGTTCGAAGTGAGCGAAATTAACTCTCAGGCACTGCGTGAAGCGGCAGAGAAAGCCGGTGAAGATAAGTGGCAGGCTAAAAAAATAAATGGTGATTTTTTCGTTATTCGTCACGGTAGTTATACAAGACAGCATGGCTACACATCGTATCAACCCATTGCGGAGATTGATTGTAAGCCAGTCCGGGATTTTGTTGCCAAGGCTAATCCGGCTACCGTGCTGGAATTACTGGATGCACTGGAAGCAGCAAAAAAGCGCATTGCAGAATTGGAAGCGCGGGAAATACTGCTCCCGGAACGTAGCAGCATGCTTCATCGAACAGATTTTCACGATGATTACCAAACGGTAATGGCATACAAAGTTTCTGAAGTCATCGATGCAATCCGCGCTACTGGCATTCGCATCAAAGGAGAGTGAGATGATTCACTACCACGGTGGGCCTATTACTCCTGATACGTGCGCAATGAGAGCATGGAAAGGGCGACATGCGTTTATCAGTTTTGCGCATTCAGGCCAGATCAATCTCGCGGCTGAATACTGTCAGTCGTTCGCGCTGGACAACGGTGCATTCACCGCCTGGAAAGCAGCTGGCAAAAACAAAATCGACTGGAGCGATTACTACGATTTTGTTGCTCGCTGGAAGAATCACCCAGGATTCGATTTTGCCATTATCCCGGATGTTATTGATGGCGGAGAGGAGGAAAATGATGCGCTTCTGAATGAGTGGCCTCACGGAAAACTAGCTGGCGTTCCAGTGTGGCACATGAATGAAAGTGACGAGCGATTTATTCATTTGTGCAATGAGTTTCCGCGAGTGGCTATCGGTAGTTGTGGCGACTATGACGTAAAGCGCCCAACTCTTGCGGTAGCCAGAATGAAAGACCTGATTAGTCACATTGTTGATGGGCATGGTCAGCCGGTTACGAAACTACATGGATTGCGCATGTTAAATCCGCTGATATTCACAAAATTACCCTTAGCCAGCGCAGATAGTACGAACGTCGCTCGAAACATCGGTATTGATAAAGCCTGGTCTGGGGCTTATGCACCTGCAAGTAAAGAGACACGCGCAGCATTAATGGTAGAACGGATTGAGGCACACAATAGCCCTGGTTCTCTTGCGTATTGTGAACAACGCGACCGCTTTGAAATGCAATTGCAACTAGCAGTTTAAGGACTAACAAATGACCACTATTACCAAAGAACGTATTGAATTGTTCATTAAAAATCCGCTTGAAAACGGGCTTACTCGTGGCGAACAAATGGAACTGGCACGAATTGCACTGGCATCACTGGGAGCAGAACCTGTAAGCCAAACTTACAACTTGCCAGAATTAATCGAAGGCATGGAGGTTTCCATTGATGTAAGCACTTGTGATGCGGATTTAGGTAATCGCTATTTCGGTACCGTCACCGAGGCGTTAGAACTTGATACTGCCAAGAATGGTTACATCCTCCTGGTTCAGGACGCAGAGCCAAACTTCGATATAAATGGCAACTCTCCGGTAACTCCGGATGGTTGGGTTATAGTGCCGAAGAAACTAACCGCTGAGAACGGCGCTAAGGGTGTGCTATCCGGTGAATTTTCAGAAACTACGTTTATAAGCTGCCCGGAATGCTTTGGTGATGATGATTGCGAAACTTGTGACGGCAGCGGAAGAATCGAAATCAAGGTTCCAGTCAGTTGGACAACTATCAAAACTATTTGGGCTAAAGGGTGTGAGTACTTTTCAATAGTAGCACCGCAGCAAGATGGGTGATGA